GTGAGTTCCATAGTTCTTTCATCAACAGTGATTTTTATCCCACGATCGAAAGTAGTTTTAATCGAATTGAATGCAAAGGCGATGTATTTCAATTGCTTTTCTATGTAAGATAAGCGCTCTTCGAGTTCGCTCTTTTTTACAGGTTTGCCTTCACTAGTTTTCTCCAAAACCTGAACCTTGTCTTGCAACTCATTCACGATTGTCAAGATATCTATCTCGTCTAACGGTGCTTTATTTTCCATTATCGTTCCTATGAATATCTGTAAATATATTTACGATTCTTTTCTTTCTCATTCTTCTTGTTTTCGTCAGCGGTTACAGCTAATTTTCTTCCAGCTATGAGAACTCCTGACTTAAAGGCCCAATCACCCCATTGCTTACAAAAAGGAAAGGGCAATACCATAAGAAACAATCCACAGAGAGCCAATGTGACACCAAAAACTAATTCGACAGGAGCTTCTAACCTACCATCTTCTTCTACACTGTCATTGTCTTTATGTTTTTCCCCTTCGATTTCTTTCTTAATAGCCTTAAAGTATGAGTGATGAACTTTTGTTCCATGCTTATTAACTTGAGATTCTACTGCATCTAGACTTGTCGATAAGCTAATCTTGTGCCCAGACAACTTTTCTGCTTCCTTTTTGATTGAAAGCATGGTTTTGTATATTTTATGCTTATCGCCTGTGCCTTCAAGCTTTTTCATCTTATCCGCTAGCTTCTTAATCTTAGCCAGAGACTTTACTTCAGGACTTACGCCAATTATGTCAGTCCAACCAGCTCTAAGAGGTAAGCAATACGTGAAGGAGAAAGTAAGAAATATAACGAATAAAATAGAACGACTAACACAGTTGTAACTGAACACACTAGACATCTGATTTCTCTTTTTTCTTGAGGGTTTAACGGATATATTTTAGACACGAATTTAGTAATCTTATAAGCCATCAGCAAATCGGAAAATGCAAAGACAAGTATTAAGCCGATTGCTTGAAAAATGAGCATTCTTATTTCTTGAGTCATTTCGGCACCGCTTCTTTATTCATTACTTATATCAACTTATACTAGGTTATAGCGCAAAACAGTTATAACTTAGGTTGCTCCTGTCGTGGATTCAAACTTATTTCTTTTTCATACTGTTCAATCTTATATTCATCGCAATACGGACAAAGACACTGACCATCTTCCATATATTCGCAATCGTTAAACCCTCTACATTCCGGGCATATAAAAGGAAAACACTCTCCTTCTTCCTTAGTAATAGACATTTTTATCCCTTAGGCGGCTCCGGCAGTGGCATCCAGTGGGTTATTTCTCTTTCTAATCCGCCACTAAAAAACTTTCCATGTCTTAACATAAAATTTTAGCATCTGCATAATATTTGTAACAAATAAGCATCCATCCATATGGAGGTTGTTTATCCTTAACACTAATCCAAGTCGTCTTCTCAATCATGTCGCAGAGATTGCACGGGCACTTTTCGTCAGTCATCGATTGACAAGTCCTCTTTTATCTGTTTTGTTGCCTTATCTAGAGCATCTCCGTAGTGTAAATTGCAGTATCCGGCTTTTATCAATTCCGATATGCAGAGAGTGAGAATATCTAGACATGCATCTGTAAATTCCTTACCTTCTTTCAACTTGTTGGTTTTAGACATTATCAGTTCCATTACTTCGCCAGCAATTTCACCTACATTGCATTCGTCAGTCATTTTTCTCTTTCCCTTCTATTCAACTATTCGACGGAATAGGATTTTTCTCTTCCTTTTTAGAGCGTACTATGCTTATTTCTGGATTGGAAGCATAGTATACTTTTTCATATGATTAAGTCTGATAAGTTATGTATGCTTTTTATCTGAATCTTTTAATCCAAAACACTCTTTTCGAATAAACTCCATGAGTTTTTTTCCCATGTCACTCATTGCTTTTTCGTACAGCATGTAATCCTCATAATGTGCAATGTATGGTTTCACATTATGAACACCTTTTACCATTTTAAGAGCATTTATTATTTGTTCGGCATCGTCATCGCGAATGCAATCATCTAGTGTTACTAAAAATCCTTTATATCGGTCAGTCATGTGTTCTCCTTTTTAGTCTGATAATTACTATTATGTTGTTTTGCGAACGACCTTGCAGCTATGTATAAACAGACATGTCCACTCACACATGCCCATGCGAACAAATCAAACTGTAGCATAGATGTAAACCATATACCTACCTGAAAACATAATATGAACCATGTGATTTTTGCGAAAATACGTGGAATTTGTGTCATTCAGATATTTCAATTCTTGTTAGATGAAATCGTAAGACAGGCCCACCCATTATCCCAATCTTTCCAACTTCTTTACACGCTGGAATGTCATGTTGTGGATAGTGAACTACAGGCAAAAAATCTACATATTGATGCAATTTTTCAAGATCAGATGTGGTAATATAGACATCTATACTTTCACTTTCTCTACAATACATAAAAATCTCTCTATTCATTAGATTCATTTTAGTTCTTCGAAAATTTTGGAAGCGGATGCCAATATAAAACCCTTTCTTTTAACGGAATTTTACTATCACAGTGATATTCGCATTTTCTCAAAAACGAATGGAAACTACATTTTATGAGTTTTTCTTCAGAGTAAATCTCACCTAGATGGACTTCTTGGTCCCCAGTCATGAATAGAATTTCGCGATTTCTTGGAGGTTCATATTTCCATATATCTAACCATTCTAATTCAATTTCCATCTAGATGTTCCTTTTTTTTCTTTTCAGTCGATATCATTATCAAACCTTATGCGTATCATTGTCATGTCTATAAGGTGGTCAAAAATAATGAAACTTCCTGGATGTATAAGACGACGATCCCTATAACCACGTTTAGGAGGTTTCTGTTTAACGGCCAAAAAGCAATTGAAGTTTGAGTAATTTGTAAATTTTGTTGCTTGTCCGTCAATGACTTCGATCTTAAAAAAATCAGTAGGTTTCATTTTGTAACCGACTCGTTTTCTTTTTCCATTTGCGCAAGTTTTTTGAGTTTCTCAACATTTTCTAAAAATTTCTCATCATGTTCTAAAAGGGCTATGCTTTTTCTTGTTCCGATGACTAAAAGTTGTTTTCCGAATTTATAACCCATGCTGTTAGGAACTCGTTTGAGTCCTTCATGGCATTTACAATCACCAGTAGACTTGTCGCATTCACCGCTCATTTTTATCTCCACCAATAAAGTGATAAACCTGTCAATACGCAAACAATAATCGTCCAAAAAACACAACCAAGAGTGTATTTAGTCTTTTTCTCTTCGCCTAACTTAGCTAAATTTATTCCTAGGCTCATGACTTGAAGAATAAATAGTGTAAAAAACCATACGTAGCTGAAATTTGTCATAATTAATCTCAAAGGTTTAATGCTTTTCTCAAATGCCTAGCTAACCTGAATTCAACTTCCTGTATTGGAGTAGTCATCTAATTTGACTCTCTATACCGTTTGATCTCTTTCTGAATAGCCTGTACAATCCAACTGGTGCGATTAAATCCGAATTCACTCTTTAGGATTGCGTTGATTTCATCCACGATCTCTTTCCGTATTCTTAAATTAATATTAGTCCATTTCTTGTCATCGCTTTTGCTTTCACCTTTAACAGCGGCTCCTTTATCTATAAGCTTTTCAATATCGCTTGCTGACAAAGGGCTTTTCTTTTCTAGAGGCATCCTTACCATGTTTCAACCCGTATATTATTTGTACATAAAGTGTATCAAGGTTGTACATTTTGTGTACAGTTTTTGTACACAATGTCGTAAATGTCTTGCATTTCTTTTATAGCCTTTGGATCAGATACTAGCATCTCAGAAACACCTAATCCATCTGTAGAAGCAGTTGAAAAGGCCTTTCTTGCTCCTATTTTGTTTTCTAAGTATTGGATGGTTGGACACTTTTTCAATATGTCCAATGCTTCATCATTTTCGATACCTCTGGCATCCGCTTGATTGATGAAGGCATAGCACTTCAGTTTAGGATTTGCTGGATACATTTCATCTATGAGATTTGTTATATCCTTGAGTGTCCACATATCTAAAGAACGAGGGCGAAAAGGAATTAGAAATATATCTCCAATAGCCATAGCAGCACGTAATGAACGGGTTTCTCTTCCTCCTACATCTATAATCACATCGTCATAATCTATTAACATCCTAGGCACTTGATGAAAAATGTCTTGGCTGGCCATAGCTACTGTTGTCCATGAGGTGTGTTTTCCCATAGAATCTCTTTGCTGTGCCCAGGTAGATGTAGACTTCTGCTCATCTCCATCAACAAGTAAGACTTTCTTACCAGTTGCCGCGCGAAGTACGGTTAGATTTGTGGCTATTGTGGTTTTTCCAGTGCCCCCCTTCACTCCTCCAATTACTACTATCATAAAATCTATGTACCTTATATTCGGGAGAGATTTGTTTTAATCTTATGTACAAAGTTTGTACGAGGTCTGTACACATGCTGTACATTTTTAGTACTTCATATATTAATTTATTTTAGGCACTACATGTCTCCAACTGACCAATTTCTCTTCAGATTATAGACCTCAATATCCTGTTCGCTAATCTTGTCTATAACCCATAAACCAAGTCTTTTTTTTAACTCTATGATCGATCCTTCCATGCCCGAACTTACTCCGTTCACAAAAGAAATTAATTTTTCTCCAGTGCGTTTAAGTTTTGGATTTCCTTTCTCACGCACAACTCTTTCCAATTCGCATTGTCTCATACGGTCCTCTTGTTTTTTTTAAATTATTTTAATCTATTTCACTTTTATGCCCTTTGACATCTTTCATTTTCATCCATTTTGTGCCTCTAGAATCGACGAAAAAGTCTTCCTCGATCTCTTCAATTGTGATTCTATATTTGGTGAATTCAAGGCCGCGATTGTATGTAATAACAACAGGCAATTCCTCGCTATTTTTGCTAGTCATAAGACGGCCAATAACCTTCTTAAGATCTATAAGTTTACTGATGTTCATTGAGTCCTCATATGTTTTGGTATTTGGTATTACTTAGATTTAACTTCTAAGCTCTTGATGGTTTTCTAATGGACTCCTGCAAATATGACGTTCTATGATTGCCAACCGGTCATGCAATTCTAGATAATTCTTAGCTAATACGCCGTGTTTTGCGAATAGACTCTTCCTTATTTTATCATTGCTTTCTTTAAGTTTTCTTATCTCTTCCTTTAATGAAGATGTTTGGTCATCTTCGAAGAAATTTAGCTGAATCATACTCACTCCTTGCGCTGGACTTTACATGAAGTGCTATATATAATACCATAGGATTTTTAAAAGGCAACATGTATGCATATCGTAGTGTTACTTGAGCGTAAATGGGGAAAAGAGTTCTTCTATCCTAAGAGTGAAGACGCTATTTTCCTAGCGAAATTTACTGGAAGGCCAACACTCTTAAAACGTCAACTAAAGCTAGCGCTTTCTCGTGGTTGGAAGGTTGAGATTAAGCATGAGAAATGCGATCTAGAATAGCTTTTCGAATATTGACTATTAAAATTTCGTTAACTATACATTAGTGTAAACAAAATTTCTAATGGTCAAGAATATGGTGCTTTTTAAGCCAAAAAAATTAGAGAAAAAGAAAGCCGGACGTCCTAGAGAATACGATCCAGATATAATTGCTGAAGAGATTGAAGAGTGGTCCTTAGATGAGGAGTCGATAAATATTGCTCAGTTTTGCGCTGATCGCGGATACCTTCCAGTTTTGATCTGGCGTTTAGAAAAAGAGAACGACAACTTCTCCCATGCTTTCACGATAGTAAAATTAAGACTTGCTGAACGACGTGAGAGAATGCTGAATAATAATTTATTGAATTATGGCTCGTGGCAGAGATATCAGCGTAGTTATGATGCATTCTTAGCCAAAGATGAAGATGATAAAGATGATAAAGACGCACAGAGGAAAAAAGGGATTGTAGAAACCGAACATAAAAATCTTTTCATGTTGGCGCAATTAGCTGCTGAAGGAAAGATTTTGCAGAAAGATTGATGTCGATAAATAGTCCTGAATGGCGATTAAACAATCTGTATCGTATTATAAATCGTGACGCAAGTTCTATAAAATTCAGATTAAATCCAGTACAAAAACACGTTCTTGAAAATCTTCATTATCGCAATCTAATTTTGAAGGCAAGACAGCTTGGAATGTCTACTTTTTCAGTTATTTACTTGCTTGACCAGGTTCTATTCAGCCAGAATTTACAAGCTGGAATTGTCTCATATTCTTTAGAGCATGCTCAGCATATTTTTAAGAGGATTATTGGTCATGCACTCGATACGTTGCCTCCAGAATTTAGAGACCTTACAGGAATTGTTCAAAGGTCGGCAAGAGAAATCACTTTTAACAATGGCAGCTCTCTCCGTGTCGATACTACTTTACGAGGAGGATCATATCCATTGGTCCTGGTCTCTGAATTCGGGAAAACTTGTGCCAGAAACCCCCAGAAAGCTGAAGAGGTTATCACAGGAACACTTCAAACAGTACCGAAAGATGGAAAAGTCATCATTGAAAGTACTGGAGAGGGAAATGAAGGATTTTTTGCCGAAATGGTTATGGAGGCCGCGAGGAGAGGAAATGAGGATTTAACTAATCTGGACTATAAACTTTTTTTCTATAACTGGCTGCAAGAGCCTTCTTACCATTTAGAGGAGAACGTTAATTACGACATTACTCTTAGTGACTATTTCACCAAAATTGAGAAGGAATTGGGTTGTATTATCACCAAATCTCAAAGGAATTGGTACACAGTTCAGTCGCGAATCCTTGGTGACAAAATCAAACAAGAGTTCCCATCTACTGTTTCAGAGGCATTTCTTACTTCTAGCGATGCCTATTATTTCGCAGAAGGAGTTAACAAGGCTTATTCCTCTAATCGCTGCCTATATTCATCACTATATGATGCACTTTTACCAGTATATGTTTCCATGGATATTGGGTTAAACGACCTTACTGTAATAATATTTTTTCAGGTGGCTCACGGAGAGATTCGCGTGATCGACTACTACGAAGACAAAAACAAGGATGTTCCTTTCTATGCAAAGTTTCTACTACAAGATAAAAAATATCTTTATAATACCATTTTTCTTCCTCATGATGCTGTTAAGCGCGATGCTTTGGATGTATCTAATAGCTATGAACGTGATTTTAAACGTTTGTTTTGTAATACCGGTACACGTTTTCTCGTCCTTAAGCGCATGGATAAGCAGCTCTCTATTTCGCACGCAAAAGTAATGCTAGATAGATGTGTTTTTAACGCAAGTCGTGTGAAAACACTGCTTGATAACATAGCTAAATATCGAAAGAAATGGAATGAATCTATTGGTAGATACATGGAAGAACCATATCACAATGAAGCCTCAAATTACGCTGATGCGTATCAATACATGTGCCAAGCAGTAGCTCATTTAGAGACAGTTTCTAGCATGAGCGGATCGATGGAAAAGCACAAGAAAGTCGTCGAAAACAGATATAAAAGAGTCTTGTAACACACTAAGAATTTTAAGATTTTTCTTTAGTATAAAAATTTTATATTCTAGTGTTATTCCATGTCTTCAGATAACGAAATTCGCGGTGAATTCCAAGAAGCTTACCGCTATGCAAGTGATTATTGGGCACCTTTTATCAAGGACGCTCAAGTTTATACTCTTGCATCTTCTGGCTACACATGGTCGGACGATGAGAGAAAAGCCCTCATAAAGGAGGGTAGAGAGCCTCTTGAGCTAAATATCATCCGTCGTCCATTGCAGTTTTTCTCAGGATATTTGCGTGATAACATCAATGAAATCATCTATTCACCTGTCGAAGGATCTGATCAAAAAACAGCAGATCAGTTCACTAAACTTGGATATTACATATGGGATAAAGGATTTGGTTTTCCTACGTTTCTTGATGGTTGCGATGAGGCGTTTAAGTCTGGAATTTCACTATGTGGCGTCCAGATGGATTACTCAAAAGATTTTGTCAATGGAGACATCAGATTCTTCAAGAGAACGTATAATAGTTTCTTCCTTGATCCAACATTTGAATCTATCGATCTTTCCGATGCGTCTTTTGCAATTACACGAGATTTGATCGACAAGCAATATGCTAAGCAATTGATGCCTTTCATAGATCCTAAAGAAATCGATGATCTTTCAATGGGCTTTCGAGATGATAAATTCATCCAATACCATCCTGAATTTACAACTTTCTCAAGAAATCGAAATCTAATTGCCTATGACCAGTATTACAAGAGAGTGACTCGTAGGAGAAAGTTTCTCGTAGATATGAAGTCTGCTTATTACCGAGACATCACTGACTTATCGAGTCAGGAAGTTAATAAGCTTAAACTTGGCATTCGGCGTTTTAAAGAGATGAGGGAAAATGCAGATGAGTTGGGAATTGATCCAAAAGATATTCCAGAGATTGAAATTCGCGATGTTGATAGGAGTTTTATTGAGCTTAATATCTTGCTCAACGGACACAGAATGTATTGTGGTGATGACAAAACAGGAATTAATCAAACTTATCCTTTTGTTCCTCTTATCTGTTATCTGGAGCCTTCCATCTGGATGCCTTCGCAAAGAATACAAGGAATAGCGTCATGTAACTGGTCAGCCCAACGCCAATTCAACAAACGCCATATGAAAATCGTCGATATGATGGATTCCGACATCTCGACGGGATTCAAATATCTCATTGGCTCTGTACCTGACCCTCAAGATCTCCAGCAATCAGGCCAAAACAAGATCATAGGAATTGATCCAGAGAATGCACCTGCTGGTATGGATTCTGTACAGCAGTTGAGCGGAGGCGGAGCAAACCCAGCTCTTATTCAATATCAGCAAGTCTTAGATCAGCTGACTTTAACTCTATCTAACGTAAATGAAAGTGCACTCGGTATTGATGATAAGGGAAATACCCAGGTTTCTGGGCGTTTAGCTCAGGTTCGTATTGCTCAAGGTCTCAGAGGCAATAGAAAGATCTTCGATAACGTAGAGACGGCTCAGCAAGTTTTAGGTGGTTTAGTTTTGAAGGCAATTCAAGAACATTATCCTCCTGGAAAAGTGGAGAGAATTCTTGCAGAAAGACCTACTGAACAATTCTATGAAAAGGAGTTTGAACAGTATGACGCAGTTATCAAAGAAGGTGTGCGGTCCAAGTCGCAGAAAGATGCTTATTATTACGAGCTGGTTACTCTTAAACGTGACGGAATTGTGGATGTACCTCAAGCAGAAATCCTCAGAGCTCTTTCGATGTCTGGCGTCAGTGATCTCCAACAAGCCATGCAAGAGCAAGACAAAATGCTTGCAGCCGGAGCAGCTCAAGCTCAAGCAGTCGAAAAAGCTAAACTCGAAGTCCTCAATGCGACCAAAGAAGAAAAACTTGGTCTTGCCAAAGAGCGTGAGTCAAGAGTCCAAAGCAATCTTTCCCTCAAAGATGAAAGAGAATCGGAAGCCCAACAAAACATCGCTCAAGCCGCGCTAGATCGAGCCAAGGCAATCACTGAGATTGCCCATATGAATGAAGATAGAATTTTGCGTGTCCTTCAATTTGTCAATCAGCTTGAACAGCAGGAAGCAGCCGGTCGTGAAGCTCAGAAAGTACAAGTTAGTGCTCAGGCTGAACAGATAAATGCCTCTGTTGATGGGGCGGATCAAGGACAGCAACAACAATCCATGCAGCAAGAGCAGCAGACGGAACAAAACATAATGCAAGACATCAACCAAGGAGGTTGAAGATGGCAAGTAAAGGTAATGGAGGCGGCGGCGCTTTCATGAATAATGGCAAAGGAGTGTGTTCTTACAAGAACAATCCAATGCCAAAAGCAAGAGAAGTTAAGCCAGAATGCGGACCCGGCATGAATGCTGACCAAAAGAAAGCTAACGGACTCTTACAGAAAGCACAGAAGCAGAAAGATTCGCTTCGTGGAATGAGTGGTATGTAGGATGAGCGCAAGTTTGCTGCAAGATCCTACTTCTAGCTTATTGCTTCCTCGTCAGCATATTGATGAAAAGCAAGCTTTGAAAAAGGTAATAGATGATGTGATTGATCGATCTGTGCTTGCCAATCAGCACATTCGTGAGAATTACTATCTATTTTTGCATGCCAAATTTGATCGTTTCGATCCGAATAAATTCATGATCAGCCAACCAGTTATTACGTATCGCTTACCTCCTTTCACATCTAATCAGATGGTTTTCTGGGTAAGTAACAAGAAAGGGATATGTGAATTGCTATGGATGGTCACTCGTTCAAACTACGGGAAACTGAAAGTTGAGTTCAATAAAACAGGTGTGGCCTACCTGCAAGCAAAGGGCGCAATGCCATCTTAGAGGGCTAATTCTAAGCTAACAATGACGGATAAAAATTATGGATGAGGAAGCCGTAGAGCCTCAAGCAGAACCGATTGAGCAAATCATGGAAGATGCGCAAGCCGAACCCATTGCTCAAGAGAGTAACGATCAGGTTGAAAAGCCTGAAAAGACGATGGTTCCACTTTCCGCACTGCAAAAGCTGCGCGAAAAGAAAAAGGAACTCGAATTAGAGCTTCAATGGGAAAGACAGAGGAATGCGCAACAGCAAGCGCCTGCTTCTAAACCTCCCGAAGAGGATAACTCACGTTACGAATCTGCGACTAGAGAAGATCTCATAAGAGCCCAGGAAGAATCGATCCGAGCTTTTGAAGAAAGGCAATGGATTAAGAACAATCCTGAGAAATATGAACGTATAAACGAGCAATTACCAACTTTTTTGAAACAAAGACCTAATCTTGCTCTAGCGATAAACCAGTCATCAAACAGATACGAAGAGGCATATACACTTATGGACGCATTAACGCCAAAGCAACAACAACAGCTAAAGAAAGAGTCATCTCCTGCTCCTAAAAAAGAAGCGCCTAATGCGCCAGGTGGGGTTCCTAAAGCTGCTGTTTTGAACGATGCCGTTGATCTCATGAATATGTCTGATAAAGAGTTTGCTGATTGGAGAGATTCAAGGCGAAAGCGTAGATAGGCATAAGGATAAATTATGTCAGTAACAACCACATCCGGCTACGGTTCGATGGCTGATAGATGGGCACATCGTGCACTTCTACAGAGATCAAAACCTCGCTGTGTTCACAATTTGTTTGGGCGTGCATTTACGCTACCACAAAAGAATACCGATACAATGGCATTCAGACGTCAAGAAAACTTGAACTCTGACCCCGTAGTTCTTTCTCAAGATGCTGATCCAGCACCTGAGCAAGTTCAAAAGTTCGACATCAACGTTACCATTCAAGAATTTGGTAAAGTTGTATTGCTCGGACGCAAAGTGCTGTTAGTGGTTGAAGATGATACCGCTTCCGAAACAGCTGATAACCTTTCTCAGTGCATGCACACCATGCTTGATAAAGTTACACGCGATGTTTGGGACGCTTCAGTACCACAAATTGCATGTCTTAACGGGGCCAATGGAAACGCGATCACAGAATTGACCCAAACAGACGTTAACAGAGCTATTCAGTATCTTGATGACAACGATACTGAGAAGATGACTCCAACCATCGAAGGTACCTCACGCTTTGGTACAGGGCCTGTGGAAGCTGGATTTTGGGTTACTTCACACGTAAACTTGAAACCAGATATTCGCAATCTAGATGCATTCGTTCCAACTTCCCAATATGGTTCACAAGAGCCAGTATTGCAAGCTGAGTTCGGAGCAACTGATGAAGCCCGTTGGGTTACATCAACTCTAGTTAAAATTTCTGCTACAAATCCACCAGTTTATAACAACACGTTCGTCGGCGCAAACGCTTACGGATACGTTGGATTGGATCAGGTTTCTACTGAAATGATCTTGAAGCCTCTTGGTTTCAATGATTATCTAAATAGATTCCAGTCAATGGGCTTTACAGCTTGGTTTAATGCTGCAATCCTCGATGATTCCCATATCGTAACACTACTATCAACTAAGGGATAAGGAGGTAAATATGTCAGATTTATTCCAAGGTCAAACGATGACCGAAGCATATCAGTTTATATCAGCTGGTACTGCTCATACATTCTCATTCAATTTCCAACCAGACAAGGTTACTTTTTACAACCTTTCTGACTGGACTTCAACAGCTGCTGGACTTCCTATTTCTATATGGTTTAGGGATCAAACAACTGCTGCGCATGCTTTCCAAGAAAAAGTTATCGACTCTGCTGCGGCTCAGTCCTTCAACTTCGTAGATCAGTCAACTAACGGTTTCACCGTTGCTGATTTACCAGGTGGACAAGCAACATCACATGCAACTATCAGTGGTATCACACAAGCTGATCCTTGCGTTGTAACGCATAGCGCCTACACATTCCAGACTAATCAAATTGTTAGGTTTACTGACCTAGGCAATTGTGGTGCAGTCGATCATGGAATGGCTGAGCTTAACAACAACCGTTATCGCATTGTTGTTCTAAGCCCAACAACTTTCTCATTGAAAGACGTAATCACTGGTGAACCGATTGATTCGACCTTGTTTACAGCTTATATAACAGGTGGACGACTCACATTGGAAACGCATGTGATTAGCTTGAATAACCCTCAAGTAACGCCATATTCAAACGCTAACCCATACGATCCAAACCCATATCAATACGATCCGATTACGTATCGTTTGACAGCTGGTTCAGCCGTAATGGGTGGAGATGGAGATGTCTTCTTGATCGAAGTTATAAAGTATGGACAAGTGATTAATTTAGGTGACTTACTTACCTAAATAATATGGGGAGGGGACATTTTATCCCCTCCATTCTACTAATTCATTAGATATTAGTAGTAAATCAGTAGTTGGAAAAGAGGAAAAATGTCAGCGCCAATCGGACAGTTAACGGATAGAGCAAGAATTATCAATATTACTAATTCTTTGCCTTGCATTGTTACTACAGATGGCCCTCATTTCTTTCCTAACAAATCTTTCGTGCGCCTTACCGATTTAAATGGGGCGATGCCAGTGCCACGAGGAGAAGATGAGTTAAATAATTATAAATTTCGAATTATTGTGACTGGTGAGGATTCTTTTTACCTACAAGATCCCATCACATTTGTCCCGATAGATTCTACTACGTTTCCCCCTTATCTTATCGGGGGTAGCGCGAATTTGGTGCAGACTACGTTTATTTTTTATCCCAGCCCCGATCAAGTATTTCCAAACTAGGTGTAATTGATGGCAAAGATGAAATGGCATAAAGAGACCGATAAAAAAGCGGAAGCTTTAGAGAAACATACAAAAGATCCTAGGAAGCGAAAGATGAAGATAGTTCGCAAGGGATCAAAGATAGAAAAACTTTATAAAGATTAGAGGGAAATTATGGCAAAACACCCCCATGTTGCGCAAAGAGTTGAGGATAATGTTTTAGAAAGTTCTCTAAAAACAGCTGAAGAGAACAAGGTTGCTATAGAGGATATGCCTCTAAATACAATTAGAGATTATCGACTATACAATGAAGAAGCTAGAAAGTTAAATAAAAGATTAAAGATATGTCGTTATCCTATTAAACAATGCCCAGTCGAATTACATCCAAAACAACGCGTTAAAGTAGATACAACCGACGGAACTAGAAACCCAATCCCTGTATTTCTCAGCAATCATTTGATTCATTTCGATGAGAAACTAACTCCAGGAAAAGTTTATGACCTACCTGAATGCATTATTTCTTACCTGTCAGAAAAAGGAAATCCAATATGGAATTGGGTAACTCTTCCTGATGGATCAAAAGAAACAAGGCAGACAGATAAAAAGCCTAGGTTCTCTCTAACAACTGTTTATCAGGAAACTTATTAATGGGAACAAGATTTGTTCAAGATGCCCTCGAGATCATGCGATTGGCAATAGGTAGAAGAAACGAAAATGATCCAGATTCAAGCGATGATTTGCTTTTTTCTTATCTTAATGACTTTGTAAGTCTAACGATGCCAAATGATACCAAGCTTTTTGAAAGTTTTGGCACGCTATCTTTTACCATTGACGAATCTAACACAACAGGCGTCTACACATTCAATGATGTGGGCGCCGAATTTGAGTTTATGAATATCTCTCAGGAAGCCTACATTTCCTTATTAGATCCTGTGAATAATTCAGTTTCTTGGAACCGTCTTCCTATTTTTCAAGACCCAGGTCAATTCTTTTTGATTTGGGGTATAAATAACGATGACATATTAATTCCTGGATATCCGACTGGAATGCTCTATTACGGAAATGAATTCACTTTTCGCACTATTCCAAACACTGCTTACCTTGTAAAAATTTATGGCTATAAAAAAAACGGAGATTATCCATCTTTTGATACTCCACTTCAATTTGACTATTGGCTTCGTTATATTGCCTATGGCGCAGCCGTTAACTACTCTCGTGATTATCGTTATGAGGCCGGTTCTAGATCTTTAATAGAAGCCACTTTCAAAAGCGAACGAAAACAACAATTAACACACGTACATAACCAAATCAAAATGGCACGCGCAATGCCGAGGTTTTAATGATTAAAGTTGGACAAAAGATAGGTAAGAAAAAAATCGGTTATTCACATGTTTTATGTAATATTGACGGATGGGTAGATGCAAAGGAATTCATGCCAATAGACTTTGATTTATGTCATTTAAAAATTAAAGACAAAAAAGTTTGTCCAGGTTGGGCACAAGGTTCTTTCTGGTGTGGCGCTAACGTCACTAAAGAAGACATCGTTTTATTTTGGAAAAAGATTACAGATAGGATTGAATATGCCACTAGTTAAAGGAAAGAAAGCAAAAACAAAAGCAGGATTTTCAGAAAACATAAAAAAAGAAATCAAGGCTGGAAAGCCACAAAAACAAGCTGTAGCTATTGCATATTCAGTAGCTAGGAAATCTAAAAAGAAAGGAATGAAGTAATGGCTAAAAAAATGACTCCAAAAGGAAAATCAGTCAAAGGCTGTGATTATGCTGAAGACGATGAGAAGTATGACAAGAAAAGAATGAAGAAAGATTACAAAGGCATGAAAACAGCAGGACTTGCTCTCAAGTTAAAGGAATCTCAAAGTGAAGAGGGATATTCAAAACAACCACGCGTTAAACCTCAGAAGAAAATAGCTAAACCAGTCATGGGAAGCCGTAAGGCATATTAATGCTCTATGAAGAGTTATTGACTTGTGAAGAGCTAGTTTTAATAGAGCCTTGGGCTTCATTTGAAGAACGATGGTTTAAGCTATCTAGGCAGAAATTAGAGGAATTGAAAAATGAAAAAAGACATGTGGATCGCCGGCGCAATCAAGAAACCGGGCGCTTTGAGAAAAACTCTCGGAGTAAAGAAGGGAGAGAAGATTCCAGAGAAAGCTTTAAAGAAAGCCGAGAATTCTAAGAACCCAAAAACGAGAAAACGAGCTGTATTAGCTGAAACTTTGCGTAAAATGCACAAAAAATAATGAGTTTATGAGAAAAAATCTCTTAAATCGAGGAAATAGGTAAAGTATGCCCTGGAATTCAACATGGCCTGTTGGCGGTATTTCTGTTAAAGCTAACCGCACTCCTGGCCAAGAGAATACGACTTACATTGAAACGACAATGGGTAATAGTATTGTTGGTACAAATACTAACACCACACGCGATCACTTTTGGGATGTAGGAAGCAATGAAGATGGAAGACATCGTTTTATTAATTCCCCTGCTTTTACTGTTGGTGCAGTAGCAGCAAATCCCGTTATTGGGACAGGAATGGATGCAGTTTTATATCTCAAAACCATCAATTCTAGAGCTGAATGGTTTCATCGAAATGCAAGCAATATTTTCCAAGTCACTCCAGGTTATCTTACCGGGACGGTTGTATTAGCTGCTGGATATTCCAATGTGGTCGCTGTTCCAGCAAGTGTATGGGGTGAAATTTTTATGTGGACAACAGCTCAAGGAAATTTCAGTGGACAGACAGGATTTTTTAGAAGTAATGGAGCAACAGTGGAGTCATGGGCTTTGTATTTAGGACCACAAGGAGAAGGAGAATCCCTTGCATTAAAATTTGGTAATGGAACAGATGCATCAGGTTTAAATATTCGAGCACGCCCAGAAGACGCAGCTGCTGGACAAACTTGGTTCTATCGCATCATGTATAGGGCTATTTAATGGATATTTACGAAATCACTGGTTATCAGACAGGGGTCTCTAACGCTGGTGTTAACTACCTGCAACCAACTGATACGTTTCAAAATATTACTAATGGATTTATCTATCGTCAAGTATTACAGTCTCGTCAAGGAGTTGGGTTCTTTTGTCCAAGATTAGCGGGAGAAACACGCATATTCGGTATTTTCGAGCATACATTGCCTGACTCCACTAAAGAGCTTTTAGCCTTTGATAAAAACTTTCTTTATAAGTTCAATACTGCTACTGGGGTTTTTGATCCAATTCCATTCGGCGGAAGCATGGCTGCTTATGTAGGTTTTAACATTTCAGCCAAAGATCTGTACATTTCTGGTACATCCTATCCATTTGCTGATAATACAGCTCGTTTCGTTTTTTGCGGAGAAGGAATCACGCCAAATGGAGCTGGTTCAGCTATCTTCTTTTACGATGGAACCAATGTTTTAGACTATACCAGTGTTGCAGATAACCCCGACTACGCTGCGCCTCCTGGAGGTGCATTGACATCAGCTACCTATGTTCTGTGGTTCAATGAAAGGATCAATTTCATCATACCTGTGATTGCAGGAATTCAATACAATCAAGGCACTCTATATTCAGGCATTCGAAATGCTGCTGGAAATGGCGATAAATTCAATGTAGCTGGCTCAGGACTCTTCCAAGCTGACACCTATCAGAATATCACAGGAGCGTCGATTCTAGGCCAGATCATGGTTCATAACTATGATCGTATGGCTTATACCATGGAAAAGACTAGAGACGCATTTAATCCCTATTTTGGACGTGCTGTTCCTGGAGTATTAGGAACTAATGCGAAATTCTCTGCTGTTTCCTGGAATGATACCGTTAGATCAATAGGTAAAACAGGTCTTCTAGGTACAGATGGTCGGCAAAACCTGCGTATTGATAATAAAATCCCTTACTTTACCAGTGATGAAATTGACCAGGTTGACTTCAATTTAACTTATGGTGGATTCGATAGGTTAAATAATCAATTCCTTTGGGCCTATAAAGCATCAGAATCAGATAGCGACACACAAAACAGAGTCTTAGCTGGAAATTATGAAGAAAACACATGGTCATTTTATGATCAAAGATTCAGCGTTTTTGGCCAAACTGATATAGGTTTAAATCTTACCTGGGATGACATTGATGAAACAGCAGGAAATGAACCTTGGGCAAGATGGGATACAACTGAGGATATTTGGGATCGTATAGGACTCGGCGCTTCAGTTCAGAAAACTCTAGCTGGTGACGATCTTGGTTTCATCTATGAACTGAATCAAGACTATGACGATTATTTCACTAATATCAGCGCAGTAGCCACAGGAGCCACAACTAATCTTACTGTAACAGCTACAGGTATTTTATCAGGTGATCTAGTCACAATATCAAATGTTGAAGGCATGACAGAACTTAACAACTTTGATCCTGAAACCAATGAGATGTCTGGTGATCCTTACTTAGTTCTTTCTGCTACTCCAACCTCTATCACAATTGATGTAGATTCCACTGAATTTTCTGCATACACACCTAATACGGGCACTCTATCCAAGATTATTAGCTTTTCTGCCGAGACAATCCCTTTCAATCCCTATCGGTCTCAAGGAAGAAGGGTGTTCGTTTCTCAAGTCGAGTTTTTAATTGAAACGACAGGTGGAAGTTTAAAAGTTGATGTTTATGCAGATCAACAGACTACACCATTTAAAAGAGATGTCTTGATGCAACCTGACTTAGAGTTACCACAATCTAATTCTCAATGGCTTGAGATGACTGTTGATCAAGAGGCTAATTTTATAACTTTTGTTTTAAAACAACAGAGTCCAGCTGTACAATTGAGGCTTACGAATATGCGCATACACTGCATGCCTGGAGGATTAACAAGTGGCTAGATTACCTGAGTATTTCAACATTGGCGATCAAGGTGATCTAGACGTTGAAAAGCTAATGGATGTTTTGCAGCGTATGTATACTGATTTAGCTGTTGCTCTCAATAGCAAACCTGATTTAGTCCAACGCACTGTCGATGGTCAAGTCAATGACACTTTTCTGGCCCAGGGAACAATTAACATTAACTTGAGTACGAATAAGGTCCAAATGTTGACCAATCATCCGACTCAAGCCACAGTGACGTGGACAACTTTATCGTGAGGTTTATATGACATTCGGAGCAGAAATATGGGGGCCAGCACTAATTGGTGCTGCTGGATCTATTGGAGGTGGTTTGTTAGCTGGTCGTGGAGGTGCTAATCCAGAAACAAAAATGCAGAAAACTCAAAGGAAATTAGTAGATCAGCTACTTTCCTCTTTAAAAGGTAATGGTCCATACAAAGATTTATATAACGCTGATGAAAATACATTCCAAAAGTCTTTTGTAGAACCTGCACAAGCAAGATTCCGTAATCAGATTGCTCCACAAATTCAACAGCAATATATTCAATCTGGACAGCAAAGAGGAACAGGACTTGACGATCAATTATTGCGAGCAGGCGTAGATCTCGATTCTTTGTTAAATCAGCAAATGTATCAGTTTCAGAACGATGCCATGAATCGCAAACAAGGTACAATCAATTCTATTTTAGGATCTGGATCAGGTGCTCCAAATAGACCTTCTGCTGGTCAAGATGTTATGTCAAGTCTTAGTGGATATCTTTCAAGTCCAGGTTTTGCAGATACTGCATCGAGTCTTTTTAAAAATCCTCAAGCTTCCACAGCACCCGCAATAGCTCCAAATACTGCTGCACCTAGAAAAGGATTCGAACCAGAATGGAAAGACTGGGGTTTATTTGATCAAAGATGGAGGCAACCATGACAACACCATCACCATTTATGGTAGCTAGGGACATCGGAAATAACCTAGGATCAGCTTTTAAAAGAGTTCAGGACGAAAATGCTATTGAAGGTATTTTATCTCAGGCTATGAGTAGTGGTAGTCCTGAAGTGCTTCAAAACAGCATTGGTAAAATACTTTCTCAAGTCTCTCCAGAACGTCAAGGAATGGCTGTACAATATCTCCAAGGTAAATTGAGTGATATTCAAAAGAAACAAGAACAAGAAAAGCAATTTAAAAGGGAAAAAGATGCAGGTCTTGTGCCTGGAATAAATCCCACAGCTCAAGCAAAGATCTATGGAGAGCAAGCTAAAAGTGGAAGACTAGCTCAATATGGACTTGGTGGACAACAACTACCGTCTCAGGGACAAATGGGACAACAGGGACAAAGCCAATATAATCTTCCTAATGCACAAAATGGTACTCCTCCTTCTTTACAGGGAGGAGAACATCCTAGAGCTCAAATGCAACCACAGTCTGCTCAATCAGTTTTTAGAAATCTTAATGATGATCAGTTGGTTCAAGCTCAATCTCATCCTGACATAGAAGTTAGACAAGGAGCAGCAGCAGAACAAAAGAGAAGAGAAGCTGAAAGGACTATCAATCAGAAAGAAACAAAACGCACTCGTGATGAGGAGTTGCAATTCCATAAAGAAAGCCAGAAATATGATGAGGAATTATTCAAACAGACAAAGATTGCAAAGAATCAAATAGAGACAATCAAAAATATTGTAAAGGCAGTTGCTAGTGGTAATGTCACACCTACATCATTGGCCAGTATTTTCAAAGGGATGGGACAAATTGGAGATAAAATTTCTGAAGCTCTAATCAATAAAGATGAAGCCACACTACTTGCCTCAATTCCTCAACTTTTGGAAGGATGGAAAGAGGTATTCGGAGTTCGTTTAAGTGATGCCGATTTAAGAGTGTTACAAGATAAATTACCATCGATTGGAAAATCTCCAGAAGCAAACACTGCTATCATTAAGATAATGAAAAAATATGCAGATATGACTCTTTTGAGATCACAGATTGCAAAAAAAATTAAAGAAGATAACAAAGGTTTAAGGCCATTAAGCTATGCTGATAAGGTGGAAACAAGATTTGATGAAATGGTAGCTCCTGTAAGAATTATTCGACCTGCAACAGAAAAAAATCCAGAAAGAGAAATTGAAATTCCAGCTTATGAACTTTCTTCTGCAATACGTTCTGGAGCGAGGTTAGCGCAATGAACGATTTTGATTTTTCAGCATATGATATTGAAGATAACTCCTATACTCCAGTGAAAAGCAAACCGACAGAAAGCAATAAAAAAGAAGAATCAAGTTCATTTGATTTTTCAGCATATGATCCAGAAGAGATCTTAACGCAAAAAGAAAAACCGAAAGAAGATTCTTTTTGGAAATCGGCAGCTAGAACAGCACTTCAAATTCCGCAAGGATTAGCCGAGGGAACCACTTACGGAATAACAACAGGTTTGTTGCACCTTCTTGGAATGGATGTTTATGATCCAGTTGAGATTGATCGTTTGAGAGAAATCTCAGAGAGAGAAGGTATTCCATTTGATGAAGAGAAATATTTGCAAGGAGCTAATCAAGCGTTGAGTCTTATTCCCACTATTTCCAACTTAGCAAGTGCAATTGAAGAAAAAACCGGCATCCCTTTGGAACCAAAAACAAAACTTCAGAAATTCTTTAGGCTTAGTTCCCTTGCTTCAAAAGTTGCACCACAACCAGGAGGATTTAGAGGAACAAGTGCAGGATTTAGTCGTCCAGTGCTAGGGGCTGGAGTTGGTGCTACAAGTCAATTAGCTCAAGCTGCTGGAGTACCGGAACCATTAGCCGATTTAGCATCATTTGGCGTTTTAAAAGGATTACCAACAGGCACTCAACCTACTCAAGTTCTCCCAATAAAGCGTGATACTGGACCATCTGGTTTGACTAAAAGAGGCTTTGAAAATTTAACCAAGCCAAGAGAAGTTTCACAAAATAAACTTGTGCAAATTAACGAGAAAGTTGGAAATGATTTTCGCAAGATCTCAGATGAAATAATTCAAGCGAGTCCTGTTGGAGAAACAGCACAAAACCTTAGAAATGATCCTACATTCAAACAGCAAAGCAAAGAACTACTAAATCAGGCTCAAGAGATTGCAGATCAAATGCCTCAACGATTTCCATCAAGATTCGTTAAAGATGAACTTATGAGTGCATCAAAAAAGGCTAAAACAGGATTTATTGATAACGAATATGACAGAAGTTTTCAAAAATTCATGAAAGAAGCCACTGACAGAATAGGAAAAGAAGATCTTTCACCAAGTCAATTAGTACAGCAATACAGAAAGAATAATAGAGACTTGTCAGAGTATTTTGAACCTGGAGCGTCAAAAGCATTTAATAGAGCAAAAAGAGACTCTCTTTTAGAACAGAATAGAGCTATAGCTAGCTTCATGGAAAAAGCTTTTCCAGAATCTGAATTTGTCAATGTTTTTAAAGAAGGAAACGAACGCTGGAAGAAGATTATGGATATAGAAGTCGTTGACGACTTCATCAACGGTCTCTTCGATGAAAAAATTAACTATAAGAAAGGACATCTATTCTTTGATGACCCCAATACAGAAAGAATTTTCAAACGAGCTTTAGGAAAAAATTATCCTCAGTTTGAGTCACTAATGACAGATCTTTTGTCCAGTGAAAGAGGCTATAACATGCTTAAGAAAGCTAAGGAACAAGGATTTAACGATCTATTTCAAGCTGGCGTAGGATATATTATTCATCCAGAAATAGGAATGGCCAAAGCAGGATTATCGCAAGCAAAAGGGTTATACAAATTCACCTTAAATTCTATTCTAGATAAACCGAAATTGACTATCGGTTGGAAAAAGGGACTAGACGCGTTGAAGAAAGGAGACTTTAGAACAGCTGAAAGAGAATTTAAGGGATTAAATGCTGAGATATTACCTAGTGAACCTAAGCTAACTCCTACTGCAAAGGGAGGACAGACATTAGAAGCAAAGGTTGAACCGATAAGAAAAGAACCTAAATTTATTTCTGGAGAACAGAAGAAAGCGATTGAGTATAAAGAACCAATTAAAGTAACACCAAAGACTCAAGAAAAGGAAGGAACTGAATTCAGAGATCGTTTCATGTCTAAAATGGATGAAGGCATTAGCGAACGATTGGGTAAACCTGAGAAAGTGAAACCTAAAACTGCCAAGAAAAATGTTGAAATACCTAAAAAACAAGAAGAAAAAATAGAGAAAGCTGCACATCAAGATATTAGTAAAAAAGGACTTAAAGATCAAAAAATCTGGTTGAAAAAGAAAATTGAAGAAGCTATACAAGATGCTCCCGAAACTGCTAATTTTCCTAACAGGAAAAAATATAAATCAATTTATCAATATGAAGATGCAGTTAAAAAATGGGAAGCAGATAAAAATATAAAATCCTTAACTTTTAAAGTTCCTGGTGATGGAACTTTCACAATAAAAAATCATCAAGGTGCTCTTAAAAAGTTTCTAGAATCTGTGGATAAAAGATGGCCTGATAGACCTTTAAAGGTAAAAGAAAAGAAACCATTCTCCAATTATAAAAATTTAGATTTTCTTTAAACATCAACGCAAATCCAAACCGCAACACATCCCCAAAAAAACACCTTGCAAACAATGAATCCAATTGCTACAGCTGTTATCATTTAATTCTCCTTTACATGCTTATAAACATCTTTTCCGTAAACAGTTCCCTCTATACGACTTATTCGTGTATTCATTACTTGAACATCTTTATCTAAGTTATCTATCGACTGTTTCAATTCTTTTTTCATGTCATGAGTGAAATACCAAACGATCACACCCATTGATAATATTGTCTGTACGTTGAATTCTTTTAAAAATTCTAGAAATGTTTCCATTATTTTACCTGTTGATTGCGAAGTTCATTAATCTTTTCTATTACTGAAATCCTAATAAATTCGCCCATACTCTTTCTTGTCAGCGTACACATCAATTTCATTTGCGTATGAAGATGCGTTGTTAGCTGAAACGTAGTCGTTACGTGATTTGGTTTTTTAGGCTTCTCTTCCATGACCTTCCTCTATTATTCAATTATTCCAAATTCTGAATTTTAACGCAACTTTTTTCTAGTCTATAGTACATCCGTCTTGTATCTTAAAGTTTAAATTTTAACGTATCACTACGAGGGCAATGAAATGGCTAAATTTGCAAGACCAAACTCCTATAACGGAAAGCAATCTAATCAGTCTTGGACAGGACAAACTAGAGCTGCTACAGCAGCAGAAGCAGCAGCAGGAGATGCAGAGCAGCTATACATCAGCCCAGCTACTTTAGCTAGTGCTGTCGGTGACTTAGTTCCGTCAGCTAGCTCAACAGTCGAGGGTGTTGTATATCTTACTGAAGGAACATCTTCTATCGCTTATCCAGTAGCTACTAAATTCTATGCTGATAACTTGGCGATTGCTGGGGCACCTGCTTGGAGTGAAACAGTCTCAGGAATTGGACAACTTGCAACTACAGCTGAGGCTGTTGCCGGTACTAATGATAATGTTGCCATCACTCCACTTAAACTTGCTCAAGTTATTGCAGCTGGCGGCTCAGCCTCTTTCACAAACGTTTTAATTTCTGGAACTCTAGGAGTCACCGGATTAACCTCTCTAAATGGATCTGCAATCATACTCTCAGCAGGAACTGCAATTAATATTGGTTCAGATGCTTCAGCAGATGCAATCAATCTTGGCACGGGAGCCGCAGCTAGAACAATCACTATCGGGAACGTTACTGGAGCTACCGCAGTTGCTGTAAATACAGGCACAGGACATTTTACGGTAACAACCACAGGAACGGGCGATATCATCCTTAACTCCGATGACACAATGCTATTAGATGCAGATGGTGTTCTAGAGTTAAACAGCTCAGCGGGCGTGATATCCATTGGTAATGATGCAGATGCTCAAAATATTAATATAGGTACAGGAGCTGCTCAGAGAGTAATCACAATCGGTAACTCTACTTCAGCAACTCAAGTCGTTATCAATGGTGGTACTGCTGGAATTAATGTCGGAGCCAATGCAATAGCTCAAACAGTTACTATCGGAAATCAAACTGGAGCCTCTGCTGTTGTTATTGATGCCGGAACAGGCCCTATAACTATTGGTACAACCATTGCAAAAGTTATCACTATTGGTAATACAACAGGCGTTTCAGGAACGATTATCCATGTCGGAACAGGAAATTTTGTTCTAGATGGGGTAACAAACTCCACTTATGGTGTTGGTGCTTCTACTACAACAGGAACAATAACAATAGGTGGTACTGCACAAACTGGAGATCTTGTCTTAGGATCATCTAGCGGTACAAATGCTGTTAAGATCATGAATGGTGCTGGAGCTGGTACATTAAGTCTAGGAGTTGTTCAAGTAGCTGGTGCCATAAATATGGGTACAGCGATGACGACTGGTACTATCACCATTGGTGGTACAGGACTTCAAACTGGTACGATTTCCATAGCCCCAGGAACTGGAGCGCAGACAGTTAATATTGCTACAGGTGGAACAGGAATTAAGACTGTAAATATAGCTACAGGAGCTATTGGTAATATTGTCACTATTGGAACTGTAACAGCAGCGGCTTCACTTTCACTACTTGTTGGTACAGGAAACTTTTCTTTAGATGGCGCTGCAACTTCAACATATACTGTTGGAGCTTCAACAACTTCTGGAACAATAACAATAGGTGGTACTGCACAAACAGGAACCATGACATTAGGAAGTTCTTCAGGAACTAATATTGTCGCTATAGGTGCAGGAACAGGTGCTACAACTGTAAATATTGCTGGTGGAGCTGGTTCAGCTAAAGCGGTAAACATTGCTACCGGAGCTGTTGCAAACGTAGTGACAATTGGTACAGTTTCAGGTGCTGCCTCAATGAGCTTGCTTGTTGGTACAGGTAACTTTGCTCTTAATGGTAATGCTGCTAGTACCTATACAATTGGAGCTGCAACAACTACAGGAACAATCACAATCGGCGGTACTTCTCAGACAGGAACTGCCACTTTATTTGGTGGAGATGGCGCTCAAACTATCAGCATAGCAAATAACACTGGAATTAAGACAATTAATATAGCTGGAGACTCTGCTACTTCAGCAAATATTATAAAAATTGGTACAGGTGCCGGAGCCCAAACGTTGACATTAGGTTCGACTAATACAACAAGCGCCACAACCATCAATGCTGGTAGCGGAAATGTTAACGTTACTGGTGCAAATTTGAAGATAGCCACAACAGGTAAAGGTCTTCAAGTTAAAGGTGGTGTGGTTACTGACATGGTCGGAACTGGTGTATTAACTGCCGGTACACAAACCATTGCTAACACAAATATTGCTACAGGAGATTTAATTTTCATACAACGTATTGGAGCTGCTGCTTCTGTAACGTTAGGTGAGTTGTCTTACACAATTAGTAATGGTGCAAGTTTCACGGTTACAAGCTTAATCCTTGGAACTCCTGGATCAACACAAACAGCAGACGTTAGCACCTATGCTTATTTTATTGTACGACCTGTTTAAAGAAGTTGATTACAAACTTAAAATTTTATAGATTGAGATAGGTAAAACCCTCTCAATCTAACCTAAAGGTAAAAATATGACAAAATCAGTAACTCAATTTTTAAGTGAATGTGGAAGAGCAAAAGTATTTGTTGAAAATGATATGCCAATTGGCGTTTTTCATGACTTCTTAATGTCCATGAAAGGACAAATGGTTGAACGAATGATAGAAGCTCACAAACAGCAAGTCGCTGAATTAGAAGCTCAAAAAAAACTGGATCAGCCCGAGTGTGATTCACAAAATTGTGCCTGATAGGCAAAGGAGAAATGATGTCAGCAGGAGTAGCCAAGGCACAATTTGAACCATTAAGATCGTTAGCGTCAGGCAGTATTTCTGGCACATATGCTGCTATAGGTACTGCATTAACACATCAAGTGAGAGCCTTTTGCATTACGAATAATACTCAAGGGGACATGATCTTTTCCTTGGATAATACTGTAGCAGCAGGGCAAATGTTTGTAGCAAAAGGAAGTTATAAACTTTATGACGTACAAGCAAACATGAACACTCAATTTGATGATAAGTATGTTATTCCAACTGGAACCATTTTTTACATTAAGCAATCGACAGCTCCTGTGAGCGGAGATGTTTATGTTGAGTGCTTGTATTGATGTTAAAAAGAAACGATCTAGCCCAGCAATTTGAGTTAGTTGTTCAACAAGAGATAAAGAATTATCAAGAATCTTTAAATTTTGTTCTTCAATCTATTAAAGAATTAAAAGAAGAGATAATTCGTGTACGCAATGGATCGTTAGAGAATTATGCAAAATTTCATAGTGAACATAATAATTTAGCGATTCAATTGCAGAATTTAAAAGTTACAGTTGACACACTCAATCAGAGTTCTTTAAGAACATCTTGTGATCAACGTACAGTGAATGAACGAAATGCCATAGAAATGAGAGACATTTCTAGCGCAATTCATACTAAAATTAGTAGTGAAAACCATTTTCAAGAAAAGATTGATAATGTTTGGGATACCGTTAGAGATTTGAGAAGACAATCAGAATATAAAGATCGAGTGTTGAATGATAGCATTGATGATTTAATAAGACGTTTTAGAAATGAAATCCAGAAAGCTAAAAAAGAAATACTTGAAGCTCCTTCAGAAGCCTCTTTAGTAAAGACTCAACTTGAAGAAAAGATAGCTAGTCACACCGTAGATGTATCTGGAATCATGAGAGAATTGAAGATTTATAAGCATGACAACATGGTGACTCAAAAGAAAATTGAGAACATCTACACATTAATTGAACGTTTGCAAAAAGCGAAGGTGATGACTTGAGCCAAGTTTCAATTATTGACATTGAGGGAAATCATCCTGAAATTCCCACACAATTTGATGCTAATATTGGCTTTGCTATCCCGATTGGAAACGTTCTTGAAATCTTAGGGAATACTTCAGCAGCAGGAACAACTCCAGTTCATACTGAAGGATCTGGAAATACAATAACAACTTTCGTTCAAAGATCTCAAGCCATTGCAGCTACTGATGCTACAAAAATCGGATTATCTGCTTTTGATTCGTCTAACTTCAACGTAGATGCTAATGGCTTTGTTTCTTTGAAAGGAGGCTCGCTAGCTATAGATTCGATTGGAGTTGACACTAGTACAGCACCTGGAACTAATCCTGTTATGCCTGATGTCAATGGCTTAATCACAGTAACAGGAGCACAAGTAGTTTCTAGCACTGTTGGAGCGAATGTAATAAGATCAAATTCAATAGCAGCAAATACTTTTAGACTAGAAATCCAACAATCCGGAAGTTCAGCCGCAGGAAATACTACACTGAATGGAGTAGCTCATTTCAATTCAGCTCAATTTAGTGTTAGTAGTGGTTTTGTTTCCCTTCTTGGAGGTGGTGAAGCTATTGATTCCATCGCCGTTCAAACTGGAACTTCTCCAGTAATTCCAACAGCAGCAGGATTAATCACAATCAATGGTGCTGTAGTTGCAGCTGGTACGAATCCTGTGAGATCTGATGGAACTGCAGCAAATACTCTAGCAATTGAAGTTCAGATTTCTCAGGCAATTGCTGGTGCCGATGCAACAAAGATAGGACTGTCTAATTTCTCTAGCACTGATTTTGCGGTTGCAGCAACCGGTTTTGTTACACTTTCTACGACAGGTGCAGGAAAAACAATTACAGGAAATTCAGGAGGAGCTTTATCTCCTACTGCTAATAACTGGAATATTCTAGGTGCAATTGCCGCAGCTGGCACATCTCCTGTAACTACTTCTGGAGCAGTAAGCACTCTTACAGTCAATGTACAAACCTCACAAGCTTTAGCTGCTGCTGATGCAACAAAAATCGGCCTTTCTAACTTCGATTCTACTAGCTTTGCTGTCGCAGCCACTGGTTTTGTAACCCTTTCTACTACAGGCGCAGGTAAGACTATTACAGGCGATTCAGGGGGCGCTCTAAGTCCAACAGCAAACAACTGGAATATTCTTGGACTTTCTGGAAGTAAAACATCCGGATCTGGAAGCACTCTTACTATTAAATCTCCTCCATTCTCGCAAGTTGGAGCTAGCGCCACAAGTTCACTAAACACAGGTGAATTCGTAACAGCAGCCGTAACAAGAACTCTACCTGCTTCAGCTGGCCTGATAGATGGTGACTTATTCATTTACGTTTGTACAACAGCTAACGCTTTAGTAATTCAAGCTGTGACAGCTCAAAAGATTCGCATTGGATCATTAATTAGTTCAGCTGCTGGTACAGCTACATCGACTGCAATTGGTGATTCAGTAACACTTAGATTTAATGCTACAGATGGATTTTTTTACGCTGTGAGTTCAATTGGTACGTGGGTATTAGCTTAAGGATAAAAAATGACTTTTTCACATGCATTATCAACAAACAATTACGGTCCAGCTAAATTCATCGTAGATGCTTCTGCTGCAAATGGTACTCATACCACAATTGCTACAGCATTAACTAGCGCCTCTTCTAGTGATACTATATTTATCAGACCTGGAACTTATACCGAGAATCTAACACTTAAGGCTGGTGTCAATTTAGCAGCTTATACGGGAGATGAAATGACTCCAAATGTGACTATTGTAGGAAAAGCTACAATGTCAACAGCTGGAACCGTAACGATTAGCAATATTAGACTTCAAACTAATTCAGATTTCTTTTTAGTTGTAAGCGGTTCTGCTGCTTCTATTGTTAGTTTAGAAAATTGCTATTTAAATTGTTCGAATAATACTGGAATTTCTTATACATCTTCTGGAGTAACTTCTCTTATACAGATCATCTCTTGTTTTGGTAATTTAGCCACAACTGGGATTGCTCTATTTGCTTCTTCTGGTTCTGGACTTATTTCATTTGTTTATAGTGAAATAGCTAATTCTGGAGGATCTTCCACTAACAATACAGCTTCAGCTGGAATCATAACTGTCGATCACTCTCTTTTTTCTAATCCTATCACAACTTCATCTACCGGTGCGCTTGCTTTTTTGCATTCTAGAATTGATTCAGCAGCGCAAAATACAACTGCCTTGACATTGGGTGGATCAGGTACAACTACTGTAGCTTATTCTATAATAAATAGTGGTTCTGCTTCCTCGATTTCTGTAGGAGGAGCCGATGTAACCGTGAGAAGTGTAAGTGTAGGAAGTACTAACATTAATGGTATTACTGGTGCTGGTACTATTACCTATGGAAATATTAACTTTTCTACTGGCTCATCAGGAATGAATACCACTACGCAGTTAGCAGGATTTACAAGACCTGGTATTACATTAAGCTCTCATCAACCAGCATTTTTAGCTTATTTGCCTTCTACAGATCTAAATAAAACAGGAGCAGCCGCAGCATTTACCATTGGATCTGCTACAGCATTAACAGAAGTTTTCGACCAAGGTTCTAACTTTAATACTAACGGTACTTTTACAGCTCCATATACAGGTAAATATTATCTCAGTGGAAATTGTGTAGTAGTTGGAGCAACTATCTCTACTGGAGGAAACTTGACAATAACTACGAGTAATAGAAATTATATCTTCAATAATGTAAGACCTGCTGGAACCTCTAATGCCGGTTTTGGAATAAGTTACCTTTGCGATATGGACGCAGCTGATACTGCTACATTAGTCATAACTATGAGTGGTGAAGCCGGAAATACAGATGATATTTTCGGATCTGCTGATGTTCAAACAGGTTTTTCAGGATTTTTAGCTTTTTAAGGAGAGGAAATGAAAATTTCAGTAGACAGTCAAGAACTATATACACTTTCAGAAACTCAAAAGAACGTTATCAAAAATGACATTCATGAAGATATATTCGATGCTGATATGAAAAGGCGTTTGTATTATATTCTGCATCATAAATATGAACAATGTTTTATGAGATTAAAAGCGGAGTGGGAGCCAAAACTAAAAGCGAAGGGAATTGCCATGCTTCCAACAGATGAAGAGGCGTTTGCAACACTTGTTTTTTCTCAGCCGGAATATCAAGATCGAAAGAAAAGAGATGTTGATAGTCTTATTTCTACTTGAATCAATTTACTCTTGCTGATAGCCTAAAGAGAAAAGAGTATATATGTTATTTAAATTTTTAATTTCATTTATGTTTTTATTTCCACTTTTTTCTGAAGCAGCCACTCTGTATGTGAATGCCAATTCAGATTCTATGGATTTGGTAAAAAGAGCAGGAAAACCTTTAGTTTTTGATGTAGAAGTATTCGAGAGTATAGATGGAGATGAAGCGGTTCTATATTTAAACGGAGAATTCTACAAAATAAAGATTCTAGGAAAAATTTTCAGTAAAAGCGGTTAGTATACCATAAATTACCTAACACTTTTGGTCTATTGTAACCATCCACGATGATGAGGAAGGTTTTCTATATTTTTCCATGTCAACATCATTCAGTTCCGGTATTGCGTCATAATCTACCCTGCCCTTACTTATTTTCTTTAGGATTTTGATTCCTCCTCCCATACAGCTATCATCACCACATAGAGTGAATAGTTGTTTCCTATAGTTTTCTTTAGCTTCCTCAAGACTATTAATCTGCTCGCAAAGCTTTCTATAGTCTGAAGCAAGAGATGTCCACTTAGGTTCAAAGCTCATATCTCTGTAATCTTTGTTTCCAATCTCTGGAGCCTCAAAGAATACTATCTTTCTCCAAAATTCTTTAGCCTTAGGTAAGTATTCAGCCATCCATTCCTTATCTGGATATACTTCTTTGACGATCTTTTCTCCCTTATTATAGCTCAGATAAAAGCCCATCTCAACTGTGTTATCTGTAGAAAGCAATTGGTGTTGCATCTGCATTAAATGAAAGTCTGGAAGTCCTCCGCTCTGTAATCCAAAATGATATTGATCTCCATTAGACTTGATCTCCAATATGTATTTTCCACATGGACTTATGCCATCTAATGAAGCCCCAATAAAGTTATAGGTATCGCTTTGAATACAGCAAGGTTGCATGTCAATCCCATATTCTTGATTGAACCACTCTCTAGCAATAGGCTCATCTCTCTTACCTCTCCGCATAGCTTCAGTTTCTTTCTGCTCTTCCACCTTTCCTATCTTCCTTTGCCATCCCTTATAAGGAGTAACATAAGGAGACGCGCCCAATAACATAGGCGCATCCGTTGCAGTTAATAGTCCCTTTCTCCACTTAAGCCAATCTTCAGAACCTTGTTCAAATTCCACCTTACGCATCTTCCTCACCATATATTTTATAGTTTGATTTATACTCTAATTCTAGTTCAGAAAAACACACATAACCGGCATTCATCAACGCCCAAACTTGTTTCTTTCCATCGAAAACAAACTTAGGATTGATGTTGAATTGGTCAGTTATCACATTAAAAAATACTCTATTATTATAGTATTTGCCATAACGCATAGGTATATCATAGGATTTAATTGAAAACTGATTCACATCTAACAAAACCAATTCTACGGTATCGCCATCCTGAAGATGAGAGTTATCCTGTCTAAGCAATGGCAAGCGATAAAATTTCTGATCATTTCTAAGTAAATTAATACCTATGACTAGATCAGGCGGTTGTGTTCTATTTTCTCTAAGCATTAATAGCCTCTAATTTTTGTTGTTCTACGTATTTAACAGCATTCTCCAGGGCTCCTTGAACCTTGAGAAAGATTTCTGCGTTAACATCTTCCAATTTATCAATCTTATGACTAGCTGTAAGCCATGTATAAATCTTAGTCTTGCATTCTGCATCTAACTTATCCTCTAGATATCTTAGAGTTTTAAGTTGATCAGCAGTGATCTTTTTAGGATGTGCTATAGGCTGAGATTTTGCAGATTGCTGATGTTTTCTATATTCTTGTGGAGGATTATTTCTTCCATCAGCAGCTTCAGCATCATCATCGACTTCTTCATCAGCAACAATTCCAAGAGCAGCTGTAAGGGCATATCTTTTGGCATAGCTTATTGCAGACCCTAAAGATTGCATGTTGTTATTGGCTGTGAACACAGGAAAATAAGATGTCATCCATTGCCCTGAAGTATGTGCAAGCATTGTGACAAGGTTAAGCTTGTCATTAAGTAGTTCACAATACTGTGTAACAACAATTCCATTCTCAGCTAAAGGATTTCGACAAGCATCCATGCAAGATGCAAAGTCAGCGTATTTACTCTTGTAGTGTGGATTCACTTTGTTGAATACAGCAGGTTTCATTGACCCTTGTGCTTTTGAAAGGGCTGTGATTAATTCTTTAATATTTTCAGTCTGACTCATGACTATCTCCTTTTGATTTTTATGTTAATTATGTATATCTTGTGTATGAAAAGCAAGCATAAAGTGTACAATTGTTGTACACATACTGTACAAAATATGTACATGTACATTTAAAGTACATCGCTTGTTTCATCTTGTTTTCCTCACGTTCAACAATTTTTCTTGTATGTTTTTAAACTTTGATCTATATCTTTCCATAGAGAATCTCTTTGTGATGGTAACTTTTGATGGGGGGCAAGATATTTGGTGGTCTTGTCCCTTTTTTTTACCAACTCAACATTAAACACAAATTACAACCTCTCCCAGTGCAATTGTGGCATTCATCTTCATGTTTATCTATCTCATCACATGTATTAGCATCTTCAGCCTCTTCTTTTACGCAATCGTATCTGACCTCAATTCCATGAAGTGACATAAGCTCTAAGCCACTGTATTGACTCCAATATTCTATTGACATTTTTAAGCAGCTTTTTTAAATAAAATTATCTAACGATTCACACATGTTATACAAGAAAAACACCAATCATTTTTCAATGTCTTTCTTTGTGTTATTCAAGTTATAACATTATGTGTCCCATCGAATAGGTATTCCAATTCACGCAGTTCATTAGCGTGTTTATGAAGAGACCAACTCATTTGCTCTAAGTAATAAGCAAACTCAGTATTACAATTTTCAGGCTTATTAGCTGTCTTTTCAAAAGCACAGCTTATTAACTCTAAATTCTTTATAGCCTCTTTAGTATTCATGATATATATTCTCCTTGATTCTTAATCTGTTCCTGTCTATCATAGCGAATCATACCAGTTGACTTGTATATTTGTCAACAACAATTACAATAAACATACAATAACACTATGAGGTTTTTTCAATGAGCGACCTTAAAACACATCTAAAAAACAAGAAAAAAAAACAGTCAGATTTTGCAAAAGATATAGGAGTAACACAAAATACAATAAATGTTCTGGTTAATGGAAAGAGCATGCCGAGTTTAAGGCTTGCTTATAAGATTGAAAGAGCAACAGGAGGACTAGTGACACTCTACGACTGGATATCAGAAGATGAAAAGAAAAACGAACCTAAACAAGAGACGAAAAAAGACAAAAAACATCAATAAGAATAAGAAAAGTTTTGCTTTAAAATATAAAAAATAATATCAAAGAAGAGCATCCCCGACGCCAATCAAAAGATGCTCTATAGTAGACACGAAAAGATTTTAAACAGTCCTAGTATACGCTCTCCTATAGATAAAAATCAATTTCTATTGAGAGGTATATGCAAGGATACGAAGACTTCCCTCCACTGAATTCCTTTAAAAGGGTTCTACAAGCCTATCCTCAATCTGCTTTGATATATGCAGAATTGTGGAAATTAATGGAACCAAATTCTACACGTAACTCGATCAAGAAGAGTGAGATCAAAAGAAAATTTCTGATTTCTCCCACCTTATTTCGAAATCATCTGCTTTCTCTAGGCAGATTGGACATCTTGTCCTTAGAAGAAACTCAAGACTTTTTCCTCATAGATTTTTATGAAAGCAACAAAATTTAAAAAAGCTCCCATTTGCGAGATTTGTACCGCAAGGATTCATAGTTATGGTTTTATCTGTCTGGATCTCATGGATAGAATTTGCAGCAGTTCTCTTAATCTCAATGTCTGCTATTACGACGAAAAAAGCCTTAAGCATACAGGACAAGTTATCCGCTTCCTTGAGCTTAAAGGTCTCTTGGTTACTAGAGATATCCAAGAAGGTAAAATCACAGTCATGCCTAATCTGTCTAGGTGTCATTTCAACGGAGAGGATGAAACCTTCTGTTGGTGTGACTACTGTTGATTGTAAAGATTTATACAGTTGTGATACTTTGCTAAACGAAAATGCCCCGATTGAACGTCGAGGCATTTTGACTGATAGCTATGCTATAGACGGGCGACTGATAACCTCCACTATAGCATACCGCATTTATTTGCACAACCCATTGGTATGCTATGGCTGAAATCCCTTATATATTCGATTTACCACCTCCTCGATACTTTCGCGATAATGATTGGTTTACCAATCGAAAAATGATGATTTTCATTCATTGGGCATTTTCGCGCTGTTCTCTAGAAAAAAGAATCGTCTATCACGTGCATACATCTGTCGAATTAGAACCTTTTGAATTCATTTTTGGACGAACCACATGTAGTCTAGAAACAGGTTTAACAGAAAATGAGGTTCGTAGCTGTATCCACCAGCTGAACGACACACCTTTTGGAAAAATGCTCAAAAAAACCACCAGCAAAAGCACCAACAAATTTACTGTCTACAAGTGGTCTATAGAGCTATTTTATAAAAACAACAACCAGCAAAACCACCAGCAGACCACCAGCAGACCACCAGCAGACCACCACAATCAAGAAGATAAGAATGAAAGATCTAAAGAAAGTCATCATCCCTACCCTTCTTCATCGGACTCGCCAAAAGTGACTGATGACTTTTCTTTTGAAAAAAAAGAGAAAAACGCAAAAGGCAAGATCGAGATCTACCCAGGTGAATTCATTTCCCAGAAAACGTTAGATGCTTGCATTTCCATCAAGGGAAGCCAAGAGAGCGTGAGCTATGCAATCGGCTACATCCTACGTCACCCTAGTCGCAAAAGCAAAATCCGTGATTGGCCTAGCACTCTTGCCAAGTGGGAAATCAAGAGCGATATCAAACCAAAAATCAAAGAAAATGAAGAGATGGGTCAGCGCTTGGAAAACGAGCATGGCAATTCACACGGATGGCGTTGTGAAATGCACACAGATCGCAAAAAGGAACTCAAGGGAGTATTGTTCTATAATTCTATGTCTACAGGTAACTCAGAGCCTATTTTCATTCCTTTTGTAGATTTAGAATTCAAGGAAAAAGCAGCTAAGATACTAAGAGAGAAGAACATGCAGAGAGGAAAGATAAAATAACTCTATATAAAAATATAGAGATAAAAAGCTTTGTCAGAATAGTGTGAAGATGTAAAATTAAAACAATTAGGAGTAAAAACATGTCAAAGATTGAATTCATTAGCCACGATAGTTTTCCAGATGATGAGTACGTAAAAGAGCTCGTGTACATATGCCTGGACGACAAATTCAGGGTTGCTTATGTGCGAAAGAAGTCCCAGAATGGCGGCATGTTCTGGTCTGTAGCTAACGTAGGGGTCAAGCGAGGTGGACAGAAGGAGTATTTTCCAGCCTTCTTGCAAGACTCGAACTTTCTAGAAAAGGATATCAAGGATTTTCTTGACAAGCGCAAATGGGAAGGTCAAAGCGTTTTTACTCAAACAACACAAAAAGCGACATCAATGAGCGAGGTTGCCGAAAACGAAGCAGCCCCGTTTTGAAATGCCGTTAATTTCGCATTCTAAGACACCAAGGAAGCGGCGAAATGGTGTGACCGGTATGGTTGTAGCCAAGAGGTCTAAAAACTCGTCCTTGGGATTTTTAAAGCAGTCCTTGCAAAAAGGTCAAGATTGGGTAGAAATCACACTCCCACTCTTGACAGTAAGCGAAGCAAACGGTGGACAGAAGAAAGCATACAAGAAAAACGGTAAGACTTGTTACAAAGGCGAACACTGGAGTGAAGCTGGGCGTAGGCATGAGTTGCAAAAAGGAACCGTGCTAATGACCTTGAGACCTCATCGTAAGTACATGCCAATGCCTTGCAATATATTCTTAACAAGATACGCTCCTGATACGTTAGATCGATTCGATAATCTTCCTATGTCTTTCAAATGGATTCTAGACGCTGTGTGTCAAGTGATTACTGGTGACAATCGCCCTGGACGTGCGGATGCGAATAAAGGCATTCTTGATGTGAAATATGCTCAAGTGAATTCGAAGGAATATGGAGTTAAGATTTATGTTCAGTCGGTTTTAGGTGGTTTAGGAAGTGGCATCCAATGTGAAACGCAACCGATTGTTTTTCTTAGTTCCCAAGAGTAAAATTCACCATTAGTGAAAGTTGCCAAACTGAAGCAGTATCCAGCTTCGATTTGTTTGATTTGTCCAACATAGAGGTGGAATCCAACTAGACATTCTTGTCCATTTTTGGGTAATTCTTTTGTGCATTTAATCCATTTCATTTTATTCCTTTTACATTTACATCAAAAAGCGAAGTAAAAACATTCAGACAGTCTTGATAAGCGTTCAACTCTCCGATGATTGCGTTAAATTCCTCTACTTTCTTCATTTTATGAGAAACATCTTCCAAAAGTTTAAGTCTGTCTTTTAGGAATAGAACGTATAGTCTTTCATTTGATTTTCTTTTTTCTGTGTTCATGTGAGATCCATGTTGTTTTGTAGATCATATTGCCGACGCCGACAAAATGATCTACATCTTATCGTAAGGAGGTTTTTTTCTTTTGAATTCAACAGTGAATTGCTGCTCAAGAATGTCAATCACACATTGTGCAAAATCATCTGGTTTTGAGTTAGGATATCTTTCTCTGTTAAAGAAAATTCCTTCCTTAGTGAGTTTCATAACCCATTCTTTTTTATCAGGCATGAAAACAATTTCACTTTTTGCCTCGGCTGGAAGTGTGCATGAGATTGGTTCTTTAATATGTTCGTTCATTTCTTGATTTCTCCTTGTTTTCTAATTACCCACGCACTCTACGATTAAGAATTGCATCCCTAAGTTTTGAATGAAACGTTAGTTTTTCTACTAATTCCATGCGTACCTTGCCAGCACATTTTCTCAAGGTTTTAATTCTTAATTGTCCCGCTCGTTCAGGAGTAATACCTAACATCTTTCCGATATCTTTAAGCTTTTTTGGAGTTTCTCCGAATAATCCATATGAATGAATCAAGATTTGACCTTCTCTATCAAGGAGAGTGTCTAGAAGTTCTCTTGTCGCATCTTTTGGGCTAAAAGGTTTCTCTTCTTCCTTTGCCTCGACTTTTACTTCTTTAAGTTTCTTTTGCACCATCTCATAACCGTCTAAAGTGAAAGAAAGACCAATGTCTTTTTTGATCCCATTTTCTTTAAGTGAATGAATGTGTTCTCTTAGCTTATGCAGAGTTTTCGCCATAAACTTTATGGTTCCAACTATCGTTTCACTTTTCGATTGTTCCTCTATTTCTTTACGCAGTTCTCGGAGAGAAATAATCTCCTTCCTGAAAGCATTTATCGTATCTTTAAGAGGTGCTGTGAGTTCCATAGTTCTTTCATCAACAGTGATTTTTATCCCACGATCGAAAGTAGTTTTAATCGAATTGAATGCAAAGGCGATGTATTTCAATTGCTTTTCTATGTAAGATAAGCGCTCTTCG